GCTTGCTGTAGTTAGCACGGCGGCTCGCCTATGTTACCGAGGAGTAAGTTACCCGCTAGTAACTTGTGACTGACCGAACACTTGTTCGCAGGTTTTTCTTCGGTGATATATAACGGATATATCAAAAGTATATTGCCCACGATTGTGTGGCTCGCCTTTTCATGTGTCATACTGATGGGGTAGGGCACAAGCCTTACGACAGACACTTACGAAAGGGGCGAACAGATGTTCGTTAGCAAAGAGACAAAGGCACAGGCACAAGCCCTCGCCGACAAGGTCAAGGAGATGTCACTAGCCGAGGACGCACACCCTCGCGAGGCACAGTGGCTCTATGCGCTCGGCGAAATGTTGGAGCAACTCAACTAACCCGACAGGCGAGACCGAAACGCCGAGAGGCGTCTGTCCGTAACGCGGGCACTGACGAGGTCAGACACACAACAAAGGGGAACACATGAACACAGCAACATTCACAGCGGAGACAGGAGAGGGCACCCTCGCTCCTGTCATCTCCGCCCTACATGACGTATATGACGACCTAGCCATTCACGTCAGAAACATCACTAAGGGGACAGTAGTCCTCCCTCCTGTGGTGTTCATCTCACAGCGTGACAGTCGCGCATGGGGACACATCACGACCCGCCCTACATGGGCAACACCATACGAGGCAATAGACGAAGACTACGCTTACGCGCCTTTTGCTGTGGCGATGGGTCTCGGCACTGAGACGAAGTACCTCGGCAAGTATGAAATAATGGTCAGCGCGGAGAACCTAGCGCGAGGCGGGCGCGAGGTGTTCGGCACTGTCGCCCACGAGGTAGCCCATGCGATAAACATAGTCCGAGGGGTACAGGACGTGGACATCAACGGGCGCCATAACAAGAAATTCAAGCAGACCGCCGAATACTTCTTTTCGCTCCTCATTGAAGAATACGCGCCGAACCATTGGGCAGGGTGGACGAAGACTACAGTCACCCGCGAATGTGCGGAGAAGTGGAGCGCCCAAATAGAAAAAATATCGGAGAGCATCCGCGTAGCCTCAGGGTACGGACGTAAGACAGGCACGGGAACCACAGCGGGCGGAGGGTTCACGGTCACGGGCGGAGACTTCAACAAGGGACGCGACAAGAACGGACTGCGGGCAGAGTGTGGCTGTGGCTCCATCATTCGGACATCGCGCAAGGCGCTAGAAAAGGGCATCGTCTGCGGGGGCTGTGGTCACCCGTTCCTACCGTAAGACAGGGAGAGACAGGGCGAGAGCGCGTAGGCGCCACGAGGAGCGAGACCTCACCCGCCCACGAGGGGGAACCCTTACACAAGAAAATCGGACGCATGACTTGCGTCAAGTCTTCAAGTGTGATACAAATAGATATAAGCAAATACACCAACAAACAAGGGGAAAACATGCAAACAATACCGAAGAGCAGTTTCGTTAGGAGCAGTCACCGCGTGACACTCCGCGCGAAGTACCTACCAAATAGCGGACGGATTACAGTCGCCCGCTACGAGGGCAACACGTACGGCAAAGACCCGCAACGGATTACAGTCGCCCGCAACTACGCGCTAGACATGCCCGAGCAGTACGAGCAAGCGATACTGGAATACCTACGCCGTGCCAACTGGGGCGGACACTGGGTTGTCTCAACCATTACGGACGGGGCAGTCGGAGTGTGTGCGGGGGAGTACTTAGGATGATAAAAGAATTTTTATGGACGGGACTCGGCGCCCTTGTCATGTTGTCACCATTCATTCTCGGGGCAATGCTCCAACGTTGGAACGATAACCGCCCGCGATACAGCACCCGCGAACTAGTGAACATGCAGAGAAACAAAATCAACAACTACTGGTGGAACAGGTAAGGACGTAAGACATGAACATTCACGGGATAGTAGACGATGGTTCATTCATGTGCATATGTACTGACCCATTCCAACCGATGGCATGGCAACACGTGGAAACCAAAATCCACACGTGCCAATTCTGCGGAGCAGAGTTTCTCATAACGCAAGCAACGCTGGACAAAAGCAAAACGCAAGTGATTGAAGTGGACGCGGGACATCTTCAGTCTTAAGACAGTAACCCCTAGCGCCTCGGGCGTACCGTTCAATCGGGACTAGGGACAAGGCAACTCCGCCGAAGACAAAACAAAAAGGGACAAAATGAAAACAACATTCAAGCCACGACTGGTGGCATACATTAGTTGGGGAAGTATCGGGGTGGAAGAAATGACCGCGAGCCTTGACGAATACAACGAAGCACTGGAGCGACAAGGGATACCCGCCCGCCTCGTGTTCGCTGGCACGTGGTATGACAACAACGCCATCAAAATAGGCGTTCGTTTCAACGGCGAAGACATCGCCAAAGTGTGTGACGTTCTCGGTCTTACGGCAGGAGAACTACTTAGCGGAGATGTCGCGCTCGCAATGGGAATGGACTGAACATATGAAAACGGCAATCCGAATTACCACGACAGGAGAAGTAACCACGCTGGACATCAGCACCGAACCACTCGCGACACTACAAGGGGCAGTCGGCGGGCTGGTGCAGGCAGTAGACCTAAGCGAACGTCTGACCATGTGGTTGAACGAAGAAGGCAAGGTCTTAGGACAGGCACACAATCCATACGGGCAGTTCTTTTGGGACAAATTGTTCGGAGTCCATACCGACTACATCGTGGGCGACGTCGTCATATCGGGCGGGACAGACGAAGACGGCAACACGCTGGGGCTCACCGAACAGCAGGTTGAATGGGTCATGTACTTTGTAAACCGAGTCCGCGAATTTGTAGAGCCAAGCATAAAAGTCCTGTCATAAGGCAGGCAGGGTGAATGGCATACCTCGCGGTTCAAGTCCGCGACACCCACGATGTAAAGATAAAAAACAATACTTGACATCACATAGTATTTGTACTACGGTAGAACATAACAACAACAAACAAGGGAGAACGAAGTGGGATTAGACCAATATCTATACGCAAATAAAAATATCGGGAGCGCCGAGTGGCGAGGCGATGAGGAGCGAGAACAGTTCGCACAAATCGTCAGCACCATGAACGCGCACGACATGGTTGAGGGCGAGGACATACCAAGCATGAACCTCGCGGTCAAAGTTGGTTGCTGGAGAAAGGCTAACCAAATTCATGGCTGGTTCGTACGCAACGTGCAAGATGGCGAAGATGAATGCCGAGAGTATGACGTGACCCGAGGCAAGTTGCAGGAACTCTTGACGCTGTGTCAGACAGTCAAGCAAGACCCAAGCAAGGCAGAGAAACTACTCTCACCAACAGCAGGGTTCTTCTTCGGGTCGGACGAGATTGACGAATGGTACTGGCATGACATTGACTACACGATTGAGTTGCTATCTCGCGTACTTAAGACAGTAAGCGAAGACTGGCACTTGACTTATCAGGCGAGTTGGTGATTGCCATGACCAACAAAGACTTACTACGGCACGCATACGAACACAGCGACATCGTAACCATCATCACGGACTGGACTGTGTACGAGGACTGCTGTATCACAGCGATAGACGATGAGACAGTGGAGTTCACCGCCGTGCACCCAATGAAAGGTCACGAGTATGACTTCGCATTTCAGCATTCAAGTATTAGGACAGTAGAAAACATAACCAACAACGAAGGAGAACAGCAATGAAAAAAATACATGACCAATGGGACGAATTCAAGATGACGGACTGGTCTACCTTGAGCACGGGACAGCAACGTCTATCCATAATCAAGTGGCGACTACTGGGTAAAACGTTCACCGAGAAGTGTCACTACTGCGACAAGCCACTAGGGGTAGAGGACTTAGACGATGAGCACAACTTATTCCCAATCGGAAACAACGAGGACAACACGGACAGGACTTACGACTGGGATAAAAGTCTGTGCGATGTTTGTTATGACGAACACTGCACCGATTACGACATACAACCACTAAGCACCAACGCTTATATAACCGATGAACTTATCGCACGATACAACAAGGAGAACAGCAATGACTAAGGAAACTATCCGCGCAGAAATTATCCGAGGCTTTGAGGACTTACGTTTCTTACTGACCGAGGGCATAAGACAGGGAGAACTACGCCCAATGCAGACGTTCGGAATGTTAGAGCAACTAAACCAAGCCCAGTTTCTTATTGAGCAGGGCATGAAGGACAAGGAGACAGCACAATGAGCATCATTGAGCAAACAATTAGAAGGGAACTAGCCGAGGCAGGTTTTCCCGAACCTAAAAATAAAAAAGAATTGAACAGGTTATATCAACAAATGCTCATGGTTCGCTATGAGAATTCCAAGAAGGAGACAGCGCAATGAAAGTGTACGACCTAACCCAAAAGATAGAACGACAGCACTACTACATCGTGACTTACGACAGCAGTACCAAGACGTGGTATCACGACATTGAAAGCGAGGAAGGGTTCTTCCCATACGGAACCATCTACAACGAAAGTTATGACCATTGGGAAAGCGACTACAGAGGTGACGGCGAGTACATCGCAGGCACAGATGAACTTGCCAAACAATTCACTGACGCAATGCAAGTACTCAACAGCGCACGCATGACAGAGGAACAGCAGAGTTGGATTGAAGCAAAAGCACAACTACTGCATGACCCAATCAACTGGCTGACCTACACATTAGGAAAGCACCTCACGCAACGTCAGATAGACGAAGTGATTGCTGAACTGACAGACGCGGTATCCGAATGAGAACTACATCAGACATCTTGGAAGAATGGGTACACCACAACATCACCAACGAACCAACAGCACGCGAGGTTGTAGAGATACTACGCAAGCGTTGGGGTTGGACAGTACTAATCAACGACTGGCTACAGTACGAGGAGCAGGCTCGTGAGAATGCGTAACTGGATACTGAACCGCCCAAGCATAGACATCGCACTCACTTTGTTCCGCAGGGTCAAGCCTTACGACAGGAGTAACCACCCAACAACACAGCCATTGCCTACCTACACATGGGTCGTGGTACGTGAGGGTAAGCACCCGTCTACGAATAAGTATTGGACAGGCAGACACATGTCTACCGCCAAGACTGTAGATAACTGTTGGTCTTTGGATAAAGCAAAGGCACGGCGCTTCCAGTCCGAGCAATCAGCAAAACATTGCGCCATGAACAGTGACGCTTGCGATGGGTGGCGGTTGATTTACACCCAAGTCTGATAGTATTACAGTCCGAGTAGCCTTGCTCCCACGGTTTCCCCTTCCTGTGGTTGAGCAGGGCTACTTTTTATTTACCCGCAATCACATCACGCTGGCGTGGGGTCTTGCCACCGAACACACCATACCTGCGAATGTCATTCGTCTCTGCGTCCATCGCTAACTGTAAACATTCACGGCGCACAGGACACAACCCGCACACCTTTACCGCTTCATCAAAAACATTTCGATGGTTACTACCTGCTGGTATATCAGGAAAAAATATCTTGCCGTCCATGCCTTTGCATACGGCACGGTCATACCAACCCAACTTCAACTCTTTCACTTACGCCCCTTAGTTTTCTTTGTTGTACCAACGAATAGTTTTCTTGCCTTATGACAGAGACATTCACAGCCCTCTATCTCAAAGTCTGTCCACACTTGTACTGCTTTGCTGACTGTCCCGCAATGGTCACAGATACCCACATGCCCGCATGGGTGGACACAGTTACCATCGGGGAAGTCATCAGTCGTCATCATCTTCTTCAGGTTTACCACACACGAGGGGTGTACGCCCAATCGGGAAGTCACACGGACATGGTTTACGTTCGCCCTTGACTACCATCAGTAAGCCGTCTCATCAAAATGTTCCTGAAGTTTCGCGTTCACCATAGCAAGGCAACCAATGTAGCCTGCCGTATCCACGACAGTGTCATGCGCCCATCTGCCTTCACTCATTGCTGTCCTAAGACGTGAAAGTTTGACTGACACCATAAACAAGATGGCTTGCTCTACGGTGAGCGACACCCCGCAGAGTGCCTCAAAGATGTCGCGGGTTTGTGTGTAATCCTCTAACGGGTGGGCGTAAGCGTTATGCCTGTCGCCTGTTATCAGATTGTGTGCTTCAAGTAGGACGTCAGCGCCCTTTGTCATAGGTGTCATGGTACGGGTTTCTCCAAATAACTGATGGGCAATTTGCTTCAATTGCTTCTTTCTGTTCTGTGCTTTCATAGCAACGCATCACATAAACGCAAGGGTCAGAGCCGTCCATGTACTCTGCGTCTTCTGTAATCGTCAT